ATGCACCGCATCACCGTCCTCGGCGGCGGCTTCGCCGGCCTGACCGCGGCCATCACCGCCGCCGAGGCAGGCGCCCAAGTCACCCTCCACGAAGCGCACCACACCCTCGGCGGCCGCGCCCGCACCGCCGAGGGCCCCTACCGGACCAACGGGGGCCCCACCCCCTCCACAACGGCGGCCCGCACTGCTCCTGGCTCCGGCGGACGCGACCTCGACCTCGACCTCGACCTCGAGCAGGCTCGAGATCGAACAACGGGCCCCGCCGCCACGTGACCGCCGCACCCCATACACCAGAAAACCCCAGGTCGGAGCGTGCCGACCTGGGGTTTCAGTGGAGCCCCCTGTCGGATTCGAACCGACGACCTACGCATTACAAGGTCTTTAGGGACGCCCATCTGACCAGCGGTCGGCACCGACTAGCCCCGTGACCTGCGGGTTTGCTATCTCGGACTGTCTCGCGCTGCCTCGGACTGTCTCGACCTCGTGTGTACGGCGTGCGTACTGGACTGTCTCGGGAAGCATTCTCAGAATCTCACGATAGGTATTCATTCTGGATACCTATCGTGCTACGGTGAGAACAGCTCAGCAGAAAGCAGAGCGGCCCCAACCCGGTGCGTCAACACCGAGAAGGGGCCTGACGGATCACCTGCGACTACAGGAGAACCGCTATGGCGCATTCTGCCATCAACCTTCCCTCGATCCCGCTTCAGCCGACGGCCCGGCCCGGGTACCGGCTGGTGCCCGCGCTCGTCGGCCGGTCGACCGACCCGGGCGTCATCGCCCACGTCGAGTGCCCGGACTGGTGCACCGTCGACCACGTCGCGGACCGGTCCGTGTTCCTCGAGGACATCAACCACCAGGGCGAGCACACGGCGCTGAACCTGCCCTCCGACCACCCGGCGCGGGTGCCGGTCGAGGTGCACCTGTCGTGGTGGCCGGCCTCCCGTGACATCGCCGCGAAGCCGTGCCTGTCGGTCGACATCGACACCGAGGTCATGGTGTACGGCCGCACGGCGGCGCTCGCCCTGGCCGACCAGATCGTGTCGTTCGCCGCGGACGTCCGCCGGCTGGCGGAGTCACTGCCCGCCGACGACGGCGACTCCGACCCGGACATGGACGAGGCCCTGCGCCGCGTCCGCAAGGGGCGGCAGGCGTGAGCGCCCGCACGGTTCGCCACCCCAACGGCCTCGAGTTCCGCGTCATCGACGCCGACAGCTACACCGCCCGCATGGCCCGTGACGTCCACGCCGTGACGATGGCCGACGGCACCGTGTGGACCGTCGGCGCCCCCATCGGCTGGCGCGGCACCTCGGCCGCCTGGCAGGCCCAGGGGCGGCAGGCGTGAACGAGCACCACGAGGACTACCGGGTGCGGGCGGCTCGCGAGGAGCTGTCCGCCCCGGCGGACCTGAGCGACGAGCGGGCGATGGCCCGCAGGATCGGCCGCCTTGAGGTGGCTTTGGAACAGCTGCTGCAGATGCTCGACGAGCGGGGTGAGCGGTGAACGGGGCGCCGCTGCCGTTCGACGCGGTCCGCACGGTCACGCTGGACACCCTCGACTCCGGCCCGGTCACGTTCGACTGCCCCGCCTGGTGCATCGGACATCACTGGCAGGAGGGGGCCGTCATCGGCCGGAACGACATCTGCCACCGGTCGGTGCGGGTGAAGGCCGGCGTGGTGACGGAGTCCCGCGGGTGGGTGCCGATGCTGACGGCGTGGGTGTCGTGGGCGCCGTTCGCCGAGCTGGTGCCGGTCATCTCGCTGGTGGTGGACGCCGAGGGCGACTACGCGGCCGAGGACGGCCAGCACATCGCCGAGGGCCTGCGCCTGGCCGCGTCCCGTATCGAGCGGATCGCCGCCGAGGCGCTCCGGCTGCGCGGCGAGATCTCGTGACCGCCAAGTGGCCCATCCCGCGTCCGACCGAGCACGCCGCCCTGCGTGGCGTCGCTCGGTCGGCGCGGCCGGCCCCCTCCGTCCCCGCCTTGATGGCCGCCCTGGTCGACGCCGTCGACCGCCGCGACCGCGAAGGCATCTGCCTCTGCTCGCACCGCGTCGTGCGGGCCGCCGCCCCGAAGGAGTTCGGCGAATGACCACCGCAACCCTGCCCCGTATCCCCGCGGACGCCTCGGACGAGCTGCTGCGGAAGCTGCACGTCGAGGCCGTCTGGAACGTGCCGCTGACCGAGCGGCGCACCTGCCCCACCCACCTGCAGTGGCGCGACCGCTGCGCCCAGCTGCACGTAAAGGAGATGCCGTGAGGTACCTGAAGAAGGCGGCGCCCTGGCTGCTGCCCGCCGCTCTCACCGCCATCGCCGTCGTGTGGGCCGTCGGCGCCATCGGCGGCATCCTCGCCGCGACCGCTCACCCCGCGTTCGCGTACTCCGTCGCCGTCCTCTACGACGCCGTCTGGCTGTACGCCCTCGCGATGGAGGCGGCGCACCGCCGGCAGGGCTCCAGTGCCCGCCTGCCGAAGGCGATCGGCTGGGTGTTCCTGCCGCTGACCGTCGCCGTGCTGGCCGTTCACGGGCTGCTCGCCGGTGACGTCCTGGCCGCCGTGGTCGGCGCGCTCATCCCCGTGCTGGCCAAGATGACGCTCGTCATGGCGATCGACCGGGACCGTACCCGGATCAGTGCCCGCGCTCAGGCCGCCATCGACCGGACCCGTGCCGCGACCCGTGACCGTATCGCCGTGTCCCGTGCCGTGGCCGCGGCCCGGGCCGACGAGACCACGGCGGCAGCCGACATCGTGAAGGGCGCCCGCCAGGCGGAAGCGAAGGCGGTCACGGTCACCCACGACGCCTACGAGAAGTACGCCGAGGTGATGGAGCAGCACCCCCTGCCCGAGCCGGTCGGCGAGCTGCCCGGCCTGGTCTCTGACAGCGACCTGGAAGCCCTTCTCTCCGGGGGTGTGCCGGAGCCCGTTCCTGCACTTGGCACGGGGGGTGACGGGCCCTCGGGTGACCGGTCCGGCACGGACGACGGCACGCCCGCGCTGGAGTCGGCGAAGGAAGCCAACAGCCGGGCCGTGGCGATGCTGGCCGCGGAGCTGTACGCGACGGACCCGCCGCCGTCCAAGCGGAAGTTCCGGGCCGCGATGCGCGCCGAGATGAACGCCCGCGGGCTGACCGGGGCGTGGGACACCATCGATGCCCTGTACGACCGGGAGAAGGCCCTTGCCGGGTCGGGCGGGGGCGAGAAGTGAGCGACCTGGAGAAGGCCACCCGCGACGCGGTGGCCGCCGCCGACAACTCGGACATGGTCCGGCAGATTGCCGCGATCCTCGCCGCACAGCAGCTCCTCAACGCCCAGCAGCAGCCGCAGCCGGCGCCGGTGCAGCGGCAGGAGTTCAACGCCACGAAGTGGTTGGTCATCGGTGGCGTGACCGTGTCCGTCGGCCTGGTCGGCGCGGTGTTCGCGGTCGCCGTCGCCATCGGTGCGGTGTCCGTCGGCATCCTCGCCCTGGTCCTGCGGTCCATGTGGGCCGACCTGCAAAAGCAGCGCTGACCGGCTGCCCGATCCGTCCGTCTCGCACGGGCGGTGAGGGGAGCCGGGACAGCCCCGGCCCGCCACCCGAGAGGAACCCATGAACCGCCGTACCGCATACCCCGCCGTCTACGCCCTGCTCCGCGTCGCCGCCGACGTCGCCGACCACTGGGTGCAGTCCGACCACCAGGCGCAGCACAAGGCGAAGCCCGGCGTCGAGGGCTACAAGGCGCTGGCCGGACACGTCGGCTCCTACGCCGCCACGCAGGCCGCCGTACTCCTGATCGGCAACCGGGCCCTTGGTCTCGGTCTGCGCGGCCGGTCGATGGCCGCGGCGCTGGCCCTGTCCGCCGGCACGCACGCGGTGATCGACCGCCGCTGGCCGGTCCGCAAGGCCGCCGAGGCCACCGGCAAGGGCAACTTCTACCAGCTCGGCGGGCCCCTCGGAGGGGCGTACCTGCTCGACCAGGCCACCCACCACGGCATGGAGGCGATCGCCGCCTACCTCGCCGTCCGCGACTGACCACCCAAGAGGAGACCCCCATGGCAGACCCGAAGCTCACCGCCGGCGAGATCACCAAGCTCGCATGGCTCACGGCCCGGATGGCGAAGCGCGGCATCGCCGACGACCGGCAGAACGGCGGACGCATCGACCAGAGCGACCTGCAGCGGAAGTTCGACCGCGTCCTCGAGGGCGCCCGCAAGCGCGAAGAGCAGCAGAGCAAGCGCAAGTAACGCCCCGGGGGCGGCCGTCCGCCTGGCAGCAAGCCGGCCGCCCCGGGCCCCCGGCCACCCTCACGAGCAACCGGAGATCACATCATGACGGACACCCTGTTCCCGCCCGTACTCAACGGGCACGCCGACCCGCAGGTCTCGCTGCTGAAGTTCGTCCCCGAACCCGTCGTCGACGTCGACGAGCGCCTGGACGTCGAGGCCGTCGACCGGCCCGGCAACCCCTTGGCGGACTGGCTGACCGTGCCGGACGCGCCGATCCTCCCGGCCTGGGCCCGGTCCGTCGCCTCCCTGCGCGCGAACACGGTCGCGCTGGGACGTCTCTGCCTGTGGCACGCCCGCTACCACGCGCTGCGCGTCCCCAAGTACGCGTTCCGCATGGCGTGGCTGGCCACGAAGGGGCTGTGGCGTGCGGTGCGCGGCCTGTGGCCCACGCTGACCGCCCACGACCAGACCGCCCCGGTCAAAGCGCTGCGCGCCCAGACGAAGGCCAAGCCCGAGGACGTTGAGACGGCCGCCCGGTACGCGCTGGCGCATCGGCAGCGGACCGTGACCCGCCGCTGGCGCTGGGGTGCCGCCGCAACCGCCGTCGCCGCCACGGCAGTCGGCTGGTGGCTGGCGCCGTTGCCCGTACAGGCCGGCATGGTCGCCGCCGTCACCCTGCCGCTCGCCTACCTCGGTCGCGGCGACGACGTCCAGCTCCTCGACAACCCGACGCCGCCGCTGCGGGTGGACATGTCCGCGCAGCAGCTCAACGACGCCCTGCGCGCCGCCGGGCTGCTCAAGGCCGGGAAGGGCGACGACGACGGCCCGCGGGTCACCTGCGTGATGGGCCCGGTCCGCGACGGGAACGGGTGGGCGGTCATCTTCGACCTGCCCAAGGGTGGCGGCAAGACCGCGGCCGATGTCCTCGCGAAGCGCACGGCGATCGCCGCCGAGCTCGGCGTCGACGAGATCCAGGTCATCGCCTCCCGCGTCCGCGCGGCGGCCGGCGGGAACGCCGGACGGGTGTCGATGTGGGTGGCCGACGACGACCCGTACCTCGGTACGCCGAACCCGTCGCCGCTGGTCAAGGCGGAAACGTTCTCCGTGTGGGACCCGATCCCGTTCGGGCAGGACGCGCGCGGCAACCGCATCACCGTGCCGGTCATGTGGCAGTCGCTGTTCTTCGGCGGCCTGCCCCGCAGGGGCAAGACGTTCACCCAGCGGCTGCTCACCGCGGCCGGCCTGCTGGACCCTTTCGTGCGGCACTACGTCGCCGACGGGAAGGGCGGCGCCGACTGGATGCCGATGAAGGCGGTCGCGCACCGGCTGGTCATGGGCGCCGAGGACGACGCCGTCGAGGCGCTGAAGGCGATGCTGAAGGAGCTGCTGGCGGAGATGGAGCGCCGGTTCGTCCTGCTGCGCGGCCTGCCCGTCTCCGTCTGCCCGGAGGGGAAGCTGACGCCCTCCATCGTCGAGCGGTACAACCTGCCGGTCATCTTCGTGACCATCGACGAACTGCAGGAGTACTTCACCGCCATGGAGAAGGACGACCGGGAGCAGGTCATCAACGACCTGTGCCGCATCGCCCGCCGCGGGCCGGCCGCCGGGTTCATCTCCAACTACGCCAGCCAGCGGCCGGACGCCGAAAGCGTGCCGACGAAGCTGCGGGAGATCATCACCCTTCGGTATTCCACGCAGGTCGTCGACCAGACCAGCAGCGACATGGTGCTCGGCAAGGGCAAGGCCGCGCAGGGCGCCGACGCGTCCGTCCTGTCCGAGGAACACAAGGGCACCGGCGTCCTGGTCACCGGGCCGGCGTCGTTCGTCACCGTGCGCGCCGACTTCCTCGACGGGCCCGCCTTCTCCGAGCTGTGCCAGCGGGGCCGTGCCCTGCGCGTCAAGCACAACCAGCTGACCGGGGACGCGGTCGGGGACGTCACCGCCGCCGCCGACCAGGCCGGATTCAGCATCGCCCCGGTGCTGTCGGACTGCCTTGACGTCATGCGGCACACCGACCGGATGCACACCGTCGACCTGCTCGACCGGCTCGTGAACGTCGACGAAGACCGGTACGGCGACTGGGACGCCGAGCGCCTGGCCGCCGAGCTCGACGCGGCCGGAGTCGACCGCACGACGCGACAGGTCAAGGTCTCCGGTGTGAACCGGGCCGGCTACCGACGGGCCGACCTCGAGGCCGCGGTGCCCGCCGAACTGCTGCTGTCCGCACGGCGGGTAGAGGGCACCCCCGCTACCGAGCCCGCTACCGACACCCCCTCCAGCGGCAACGCCGAGAGCGCCTGATGTAGAGGGGGCCCGCTACCGAGGTAGTGACCTTGGTAGCGGGCCCCCACCTGCAAGGTAGTGCCCGTAGAGGGGTACAGAGGGCCCCCGTCCGAACCCACGGACGGGGGCCTTTTCGTGTTTCCCGGGCCGTCACCGCAGCACGATGACGCGGCCCTTGCCGGACGTTCCGCGGCTGCTCTTGTCCTTACCGAGCCCCTTGGCCATGGCGTCGACACGGCACTGCCACGCGAGCGTTGCGGCCACGGCCGCGTCAATCTTCCGGGGCGATTCCGGATGCTCCTTCATGATCTGGATACCGGATCGGGAGCGCCGGCGCCGGGCGTTGAGGATGTGCCGGGCAAGGACGCTCGACCCGTCGTGCGTCATCTCCGAGTCGGCCACCGACGACCGGAACGCCTCCAGGGCGCGCACGATCAGGTTCGACCGGCCACCCGTCATCCACCACTCGATCGGGTGCTGCATGGTCGCCTTCACCTTCAGCCGGCGCCCGTACTTCGCCTCCCAGCTGGCGACGTGCGACTCCCACTTCGCGGGGTCCGCGTACATGCCGACGACCTTGTACGAGCGGAACGCGTCGTCGACCGCGGCCAGCACTTCCATGGTGGGCACCTGCCAGCCCTTGCCCTCCGGGCCGTCCGGCTGCTCCCAGCAGCCGAGCAGGAAGACGTGACCGTCCGAGACGCGGCAGCCGACCAGGGCCGTAGCGTCCGTGACCGCGTGGGAGCGGCGCCGGGACCCATCGAAGCCGAGCACGACCGGCTCGTTCGGACCGACCACCTTGTCCGCGGCCGTGAGCGACCCCCATTCCGGCTGAGAGATCCAACTGTCCGCGGCATGGGTGACCTGCCCCAGGTAGAAGCGGCGGGCGTCCTGCGGGTCCGTCGCCGGATCCCACACTTCCGCAGCGATCCTCTCCAGCCGCACCCAACCGCCGTTGACGTCAGCTGAGTCCCCGTAGGCGTGCGCCAGACCGGCCAGCAACGACTCACGGTCGCCCATGTCCGTCTCTGCCGGCGCCTCCCGGTGGTCGTACAGCAGCCCGTGTTCCTTCACCCGGTCCTCGCGTATCGCCTTCCAGTACTCCGCGGTGTCCTCCGCGACGCTGCCCTCCCCGGGCACGTAGGCGTTCGGGGACTCCACCGACGTTCCCCCGGTCTTGCCGAGGTTGCGGCGCAGCGTCGCCGCCAGGCGCACGCCGCCGTTCGACGGCCGCCATTCCTCCGTCTGGTCGAGGACGCACCAGATCGGCCGGTTGCCCTCCCTCGACGTCGCCGACGACGTCACGAACTCGATGCGCCCGGAGGGCAGGTTCACGAACGTATCCAGCGGCTCCACGCCCCGATACGCGTCGATGACGGGACCCTCGCGCAGCATCTCCAGCAGCGGCGCCCACGCGTTCCGGGTCTGATCCTCGGACACGGCGGCCAACTGCAACCAGGGCGTTCGTACATCGGCCCACGGCCGGCCCACCGGTTCGCCGTTCGCGTCGTACCCGTCCGGCACCACATCGGCCAGCGCCTCCGCGGCCGTGAGCGCGGCCAGCAACGGCGACTTGCCCCAACCCTTCGGGCGAGACAGGCAGGCCCGCCGGTAGCGGCGCTCACCCGTCCGCGGGTCGATGGCGTACAGGTTCAAGATGAACGCGGCCTGCTCGCGGGTCACCTGGAACGGCTCGTACTCGGCGCGGTCCGGCGTCGCCAGATAGGCGCGCATCCAGTCGATGACGTAGTGCCCCAGCGTGGGCAACTCGCCCGGGTACCTAGGCCCCCTCCACGGCATCCGTGCCACCTCCCGGGAGCACCTTCAGATCAGCGAACCGTTCCGACGACGACGCGCCCATCGGCCGTTTCCCGTCCGCTTCGTCGGCCTGGGCGAACTGCATCCGCAGCCTGGCCCGGTCCTCGGGGGTCGCGCCGAACTTGGCGACCCGCAGACGGAGTTCCGGGCCGGCTGATGCCTCCCCGTTCCACAACCGGGCGTGAATCAGGGCCGTGTCGACGAGGAACGACCAGTCGGTCGAGCTGAAGTGCTCAGCCTGCGGGCTGGCCTTCCACATCTCCCACCAGTCGAGGGTGGGCTGTGGCCACTCGGCATCCCCGGGAAGCTGCGGCAGGTCCGGCGCTTCCGCCTTCTCGAAGCGCAGCACGGTCTGTGCGTGCGGATCCTTACGGTGCCCGGCACGGCGCCGGGGGTCCTTCGGTGGTACTCCGCGGCCTGCCATGGCCTACCTCCCTGGTTCATGATCCAAAGCCCCAGAGGCGGGGCCACGGACGGCGTCAAAACGGTCCCGATCCGCGAAGGTGCAGGTCAGGGGCATCTCCCCAGGTCAGAGGGGGTGCGCGGTGAGCGGTCCGATCGGCTGTCCGCTGGCGCCTCGGGTGGTGCGTCGACGTCCGGGATCGGGTGGTCGTCTCGGTCGTCTCGTTCGCCTTGATGTTGTTCTGCTTCGTTGATCAATTGAGTTGTTGATCAATTGAGTTGTTGTTCTTCGATCTTCGTTCTTCGCTTTGATCTTTGATGTTTTGATCTTTGTCTTGTCTCTGCCCTTGCCCCTGCCCCCGGTGGGGGGTGGGGGTAGGGGTGCGGTCCGGCCGGCTGGCGGCCTCGGCCCCGAGGTAGGACCGGCCGGACCGCGTCGGCGCTGGTGAGTCAGTGCAGTTGCCCGAAGAGAGAGTCTTCGACTGCTCGTCACCATCGGTTCGCGTCGAGCCTTCGGCGGCTCGCACGATGCCGTTCACGCCGAGTCTTGGGGTGGTCAGGCCGCTTCGGGTCCCGAGCCGTAGACCGTCAGGTCGCTGCCTGCCAGCTGCAGGACCTGCTGAGTGGTGAGCCTGCCGAGCTCGGAAGGCGTGTCGAGCGCGAAGCTCCAGTCGCTGCCGGAGTTGGGCTGCTGCATGTTGGCCAGCTCGTTGTAGGTGTCGGCCTTGCTGGGGCTGCTCTCGGCGTAGGCGGACACGATGGGCTGCCACGCCTGGCCGAGGAGGTGGACGTGGGCCTGGTCGGCGGCGTGGGAGGCGATGGCCTTGACCATGTCGGTGTCTCCGGCGCGCTGTGCCCGCTGGAAGGCTTCCTGTGCTTCGCGGGGGTCGGTGAGCTTGGCGGCCTTCTCCCTCGCGTCGCGGGCGCTGAGCGCGTTGTAGCCGGTGGAGTCGTCGCCGCCGAACAGCCGGCGCTCGAGAAGGCCGCGCTGCCGGTGGTAACGCTCGGTCTCCTCCTGCAGGAGTGCCTGCATCTTGGCTTCGGCGTCCTGCTGGGCGCGGGCGATGGACACCTGCCGGGCCTGCGCGGTGAGGTCGCGTCGGCTGCGGATGTTGGCGAGCTTGCGGTCGCGCTCGGCACGGATGTCGGCGGCGGTGGTCTTGGCCATGGTTAGTCCCCTTCGGGGTCGGGTCGGTTGTCGCACTGTCCGGCGTGGACGTCGGAGCACTGCGGTATGCGGGTGGTGCGGCAGAGGCGTGCGCCGCAGCCGCGGATGCAGGGCCGCCCGCGGCCGGCCTTCAGCGGCCGGTCGCAGACAGCGCAGCGGTAGCGGGCCCGGGTCACGTCGTGACCCCGGCTTCAGCGAGGAACGCGGCCCGCTTGCCGTGGTTCTGCATCTCGCGGGCGGAGGCCACCTGCCGTTCGTGCAGCCTGGGCGCGCCGTCCTGGTGCTCGGCGCACATGGTCCACCGCAGGGTGCTGTTTTCGGCGGGCCGCTGCAGCCGTGCGCACGTCCCGCAGAACACCCGGCGCAGCTTCGCCCGCTTCCGCGAGACGAGACCCGCGGCACGCTGCCGGGCGAACGCTTCACGCTCCTCCCGCTGCTGCTGCTTCTTTGCGGCGACCGCCGCGATACGGGCCTGTATCTGCTGGTCGACGTGGCTGGTCACTTGGTCTCCTTGTCTGTGATGCTGGTTGGGTGGCCGGCCCGGTTCCCGCGGGCCGGCCGTTTCCGTGTGCGGGTCAGCAGTTCCAGGCCATGTGTCGGCCGGGTGCGTCGTAGGCGCGGATGCCGTCGGGCCGGAGGCGTTCGGTCAGCCGGTAGTAGAGGTCGTGGCTGGCCTGGCAGCGGTGTTCGTCGCAGGTGACGATGCACATCGGGTTGCCGTCGGGGTTCTTGACGAGTTGCAGGCCGAGGCCGGTCTCGTCTTCGGTGACCGCGTCGACGGCGAGGGTGGCGAGGGTCGCGGGCTTGGTGCAGCCTTCGATCTCCTGGCAGCGGAGGCCCTTGACGAGTCGAGGGATGCGCTCGACGCGGGTCTGCAGGATGGCGTACCCGTGGTCGCGGATGTCGTCGGTGATGAGGGTCTGGTCGTCGTGGGTGAGAGTGCGGGGCGTCATGTCTGTGACTCCTGGTCTGTGGTGGTCGCCGGAAAAAGCGGCAGCAGAAGGGGGACAGTGGGGTGCTTCGGTGATCGGCTGACTGTCCCGTGTCCCACCGTCCCTACTACGTAGGGGACGGGGACGGTGGGACAGTCGTCGGGACTGTCCCGTCCGGGACGGTGGGGGACAGTCCCGGGACGGTGGGACGGTCATTCCTCTACCTCCTCGGTGAAGGGCTTCACGAGGGTGTGGAGCTGCGCGCCCCGCGGCCCGCTGGTGACGCTCACGTAGCCTTCGTCGACCAGGCGGGCGAGGGCGGTACGGACGAGTTCCTTGCCGCCTCCGACGCGGTCCTGTACGCCACGCACACCGACCGGCTCGTTGGCTCCGGCGATGGCGTCAGCAACCTTCTTCATGACGGCGGTGGGTCGGAACGGGCCGTCGTCCTCGACGGGTACGTACAGGGCTGCTTCGGCGAAGGACTCGTCGTGCGACTTCAGGGCGAAGTCGGCGAACCAGTGCAGACCGCTGGAGTGTGGCAGGGCATGCCTGCGCAACTGGCCGGGCCGGTCCTTGGCGATACGCACGGTGGACTTGCCGGTGAGGCCGACGCCGAACGGCTTGCGGTTCTCGAGGATGTACATCGCCCCGTTGATGCCGTTGAGCTTGTGGACGCCGCCGATGGCGTACCGGCCGCGGCCTTCCTTGTCCTTGACGACGTGGTCGAGGGTGGCGACCGCGGCGCCGAACTCGGCGATCGGTCGGAGGAGCAGCCGCCCGAACCGGGCGACGTCGGTGTTGTCCTTCAGCTCCATGCCGTGCATGGCCATGCCTTCGGTGACGCCGTCGACGGGGACGAACGTGGGCCGCAGGTCGTGCATGGCCTGGCCGATCTCCTGCCGGTTGAACCCCATGGTGAGCGGGTCCTCGGGCCGGATGTAGGCGAAGCGGTCGCGGATGTGCTGGCGGTCGGTGCCGAGGGCGAGGAGCCGGCCGACGACTCCGGGTGCGTCGTCCTCGAAGTCGATGAACACGACCGAGTTGCCCGCGGCCAGTTCGGAGGCGACAGCCATGAGCGCGAACCATGTCTTGCCACCTTCGGACTCGCCGACGATGGAGTGCATGCGGCCCGCGTAGAAGAGGCCGATGCCGTCGTCGCGGCGCCCGACCGAGGGGACCGGCGGTTTGTACGTGCCGTCGAGGACGGCCTCGAGGTCGCGGGGCCGCCACGTCGGCGGGGGTCCGGCCGGCTGCGGGACGACGGCGAGGCGGGCAGGCTCGGGAGCGGCTACGCCCCCGGGGTCCTCCGGCTCCCAGTCGGCCCACATGTCCGGCTCGTGCTCGGTCACGCGGCCTCCTTCCTGGTGCGCTGCTGTTGGGCGGCCATCTGTCGGGCGACTTTGGTGAATGCGTCGGAGGTGGCGCGCTGCCAGAGGGCCTCGGGGGTGGCCAACTGCCGGTTGAGGTCGTCGGCGATCTCGTCGCCGTACTTCAGCCACATCTGGGCGAAGGCGACCAGGCCGGCCATCTTGCGGGGGTCCTCGAGGGGGAGGGCGCACCAGTCGGGCGACCCGTAGTCGACGTAGTCGCCTCGCTGGTAGCGCTTCTTCGCCGACTGCCAGTAGTCACGGATGACGGCCGTCTCGTCGGTCTCAGGTGACAACTTCTTGTCACCTGCCCCGGGGCCCTGGTGCGTCTTGTCCGAGCCGTGCGCTACCTTGGGGCCAGCGACCGATTCGCTTCTACGAGACCTGGCACCTAGCCCGTGCCGGGTCTCGTTGCTTTTCAGGGTCATGCCGCGCGCTGACCTCCGGTCTTTACGGTCAGGGCGTCCAGCCACGCCTCGATGGCGCTGCGGCGGTACTTGATGCGCCCGCCTCGGCCCGGCGACTGCTTGATGTACTCCGGCCCCAGGTCCATCCACCGCCACTGCGCGAGCGTCCGCGGGTGGAACCCGTACTCCGCCTCGACCTGCTTCGGTGTGAGCAGTTCGTCAGACGTCACTTTTCCTCCTTGCCTATTCATCTTGACTACCAAAGTAGCTAGAGTGGCTACATGACAGAGACGACGGTAGCACCAGAGGGGCTGAAATGGACACCCCCTCATACTTGGTTCATGACTGACGAGCAGCGCCGCGCCCGCCCCGCAACCCAGTACGGCCCGACCGCCGAAACGGTGGCCTTCAACGTCAAGCGCCTGCGCGAACGCACGGGCATGACGATCTACAAGCTGTCGGCGCTGCTCCGTGAGGCCGGCCGCCCGATCACTCCGGCCGCGGTCGGCAAGATCGAGCGACAGCAACGACAGGTGAACGTCGACGACCTGGCGGCGCTCGCGGTCATCTTCGGTGTCAGTCCGTCCGCGCTGCTACTACCCCTGACTCCGAAGGCGAGCGACCCTGTCGAGGTGACGGGCAGCGGCACGGTGTCGGCCGGCGACGCGTGGTCGTGGGCGGACGGCGAGCGGCCCCTCAAGGTCACCGAGGGGAACGAGCGGAAGGAGATGGTCGAGCACCAGCTGTACGGCCGCCCGCAGTGGCTGTACGAGCGGAGCCCTGAGCGTCTGCAGGCGAAGCGGGAGTTCTTCGAGCAGCTGGCCGAATGGGGCGCCGTCGACCTCGACGTCGTCAAGCGCACCGACCCAGCCCCCTGGGAGGAGAGCTGATGGCGAAGGTATGGATCGAGGACCGCGCCAACCACGCCGACTACCGGGAGGCGATGGAGAAGTGGCAGGCCGACAAGAAGAACGGCACCAAGCGGCAAGCCCCGGGCCGATGGCGGGTGCGCTGGTACGGCCCGGACGGGAAGCCGAAGGCGAAGACGTTCGGGAAGCTGCCGCAGGCCGAAGCGGAGAAGGACGCGATCACGGCCCGCCTCGACAAGGGCGTCTACCGGGACCCGAAGTCGGGGAAGGCGCCGGTGCGCGTCGTCGCGGAGGAGTGGTTCACGTCGAAGCGGAAGATCGGCCGGACCACGCGCCGCGACTACCGGGACCTGCTCGACAACTACGTGACCCCTCACTGGGGTGACTGGCAGGTCGCCGCGGTTCAGTGGGAGGACGTGAACGCGTGGGTCACCGACCTGGAGACGAAGCCGGGGAAGTCCGGCCGGCTGCTCGGACCGGCGCGCATCATCAAGGCGTATCGGGTGCTGGCGATGGTGATGAAGCACGCCGTGTTCTCCAAGCGGATCAGCGTGAGTCCGTGCCACGACCACGAGTTGCCGCGCATCGACGACGAGGACGAGCACGTCTACCTCACCTATGACCAGCTCGAGCGGCTCGCGCTGGCGGCCGAGGAGTACCGGCTGCTGATCCTGACGCTCGGCTACTGCGGCATCCGGTGGGCGGAAGCGTCCGCCGTCAAGGTGGGCCGGCTATCGGTACCGAAGCGGCGGATCCGGATCGTGCAGAACTACACCGACGTCTCCGGGCATCTCGCCTTGGGGCCGGTGAAGAACCACGAGAAGCGCTCTGTGCCGCTCCCCCGGTCGTTCGCCGACGAGCTGGGCACCCTGGCCCGTGGGCGGGCGGCAGACGAGCTGCTGTTCACCGCGGCGGAGGGCGGGCCGCTCAGGTACTCCAACTTCCGCTCGAGGGTGTTCGACCCCGCGGTGAAGGAGGCGGGCCTTGAGGGCATGGGCATCACCCCACACAAGCTCCGGCACACGGCCGCCTCCCTGGCGATCGCCGCAGGCGCGGACGTGAAGGTCGTCCAGCTGATGCTCGGGCACAAGGACGCGTCGATGACGCTGAACATCTACGGGCATCTGTTCCCGGATCGGCTGGACGAGGTGGCGGACGCACTCGACGCCGGCCGGAAGGTCGCACTGGCGCTTGCCGATGCGCCACTCACGGACGCCTAG